TTACCGAATTACAAGCATCAATTTCTAGTAAGAGTCCCTTGTCAAAAATAAATCAAGAAAGCCTTGAGCCGTATGTTATTATAATTAATATGTTAAATGAAAATAAATATGAAGAAGCATTAGACGAGGTACACAAAATGATTTACAATTCTATTGATATGGCATCGTTATGTGTTAATTTACATGATGCTGTTGTAACAAAAGAAATGCAACACAAAAAGAAATTCCAATATCTGCGAGTAATCGGGGAGGCTGAATGGCGTAGTAAAACCATGACTCCAAAGTTATTAGCAAGTTGGATGATAGCGCAAATGATATGAAAAAAAAGAAAAGGTGAAAAAAATGGAAAATAATGAAAATATTGAGAAATTAATGAAAGAAGTGGAATTGGGAGCAGGTCGTGTAGATTTAAGTCTAGAAGATGCTGTTCTAAAGATAGATGAAATCTGTCAACAAAATGGTTTAGATAAAAATGAAGAACCTTTAGTTGTGATGAATCTATGGAGACAATTCGTTGCAAGTGTAATGATGTCAAGAAAGAAAGATTCTGCCGATAATAACGAAAGCCCGACCAATGCACCTAGCAACGGTTGGTTAAAGCAAGCATTTGGTATGTTTGTATCTTTAGATGAATCTAGAGATATGATGGAATGGAGTAGAAATAATGTATTCAATGAATATAATATGGATAAACAAACTACTCTTGAATCAGGTAAAGTAGCATCCGTCAATCAATTTGAAGATGGTACTTATCAGGTAATTAGGTATCATGAAGGTGAAAGACAAGAAAGACATATTCAGACATTACCTGCGGGAGCAATGCCGTTAGATGATGAAAACTGGTGGATAGTACCTTTAGATGCAGTTGCTAAATATAGAGAAGACCCAAATCCTAACTATGGTAAGCCATTACCTAAAGAAGAGTTTAGGCGAAGTGGTGTATTTGTAGGAGAAGTTGATGGTAATTTTGGTAGGTACTACTTTAATTACAAAGGTGATTCTTCTAAGGCGTTTGAACCTAAAACCTTTACATGGGTATCATTTAATTGTATTATAAACAGTTTTGATAGTAGTAAGATTCATGGTATAACTACAAGAACTCTTGCTTCATTAGTTGTTAATGATGAGTTGCCTGATGATTCTGATTCTAAGAGAGATATGAGTCAAACTTCTAAACCTGATTTAATGATGGAATATGCTAGAGAGCATTATGTACCATTGAATGATTTAGATAGAGCGCATAGTATGAATCTATCTAAAACATACTTAGAAAGGTTTGTTATTACTGATGGTAATGTGGCAAGTATGATTCTTACCCCAACTTCTAATGGTAACAGAATCGTATCTATATCAGATTTAAATGCTGATTTTGAATATGACGGAGATGGTTATGTTGGAACAACTTGTTGGATACCTAGTAGCATTGATATTGATTTTGGTGTAGGTTCTGATATTATTGTAGTAGGTAGAACTTCACAACGTACAAATGAAGATGGTTCTTTAGATGGAACTACATTAAATGTTAGTGGACTATTTGTAACTTCTAAGAGAGGTAAGGTTGTAGAAGTAGAGATTCCTGTTGAAGATGATACAGATTGGTTCTGAGGATATAATATGTATCAGATATCAGGACAGATAATACATAGTCATAGTTTTGCTGTTCCATTGGAAACAGTAGAATTTCTAACAGTTAGATTAAATGAAGAGAGTGGTGAATACTGGTTGAAAATGCATTTACCTTCTAGCAAAGAAATAAGAATAAAAGTAAGTGAGACAGAAGTCAATTCCATATTAGGAGAATGGGCTATGTCTAAGGGTAATGATGTTTATCCTGAATTTAATGGTGATAAAAATGAGTTGGAATACAGAAAAAACAGAAGATAACAGTGACACTTTTGCAGAAGCAAAGGCGAGGATTAAGGCACAGATTAAGGCACGAAATGAAAGGGAGAAATCCTTTTTATTGTGTTCTATTACTGGCGACCCGAAGGTAGGTAAAACAGGAACAGCAATGGATTGTAGAACCGAAGAAGAAATAGAAAAAGGATACAAAGTATTCGTTTTAGATTTTGATGATGGTGCAGAACCTACATGGGATTCAGGATGGGGTAGAGATGAAAATATAGTAATCTTCAATCCTATTGAGATGAAAAGTGATGGAACAGTTGATTGGAATGAGACATTTCAAAATGCACATTCTTTCATAACATATGTTAAGGAAGAGATTGCAGAAGGAATACTTGTTAAATCAATAATCTTTGATGGTGTTGATAAAGCATATGAAGGGTCGGGTGATGTGTTAAGGCAACATTTGGTAAGGTCTTCAAAGAGAGATGGTTTAATTATACATGATACTGATTCGGTAACAGTTAAACCATTAGATTGGAAGATTAGAAATAGAGTTTACAATCGTCTTTTAGATGCGTTTATTGCTATTAATGCAGATAGGTTTTTGATAACACATATGAAACCTATCTATGGTAATATAGTCAACCCTGTACCTATTGGTGTTGTACCTGATTGGCATAAATCTACACCTGCTAGATTTACCCAAATGATACACATTAATAAAATTAAGAGTGGAGCAACAACTAATTATATTGCTGAATTACAAGCAAGTAAAACAAATCCCTCGATAGTAGGAAAGGAATGGACTGTATTTGTTACCAATGGTGAAAATGTATGGTCAGGTATCCCTGAACTACGTGAGGGTAAATTATGAGATTTGTAATAGACAGTAAAAAATTTATTGATGTATTAAGTGCAGTAGCATTAAGAGGTAAATATCCTAATGGTGGTACGACTAAAATTAAGTCATTATCAGAATATGCATATATAGTTGCTGAAACAGGTGAAGAACACCAATCAACAATTACTTTGTATAATGCAAATGACTCTACGGCTTGTTCTGTTAAAATACAAGATAACGAAAACTTGAACATGGTTCACATTGGGGGTGAATCTGTTCTTGATATTTCTAAGTTGAAGAAGTATCTTAAACCAATGAAGGGATTGGTTAGAGTGACTATTGGTGAAACAATTCAACTAGATACTTCAACTAAGAGCGCTACAATACCATCAGTAATTAGCCATCCATCTTACTCTATGATTCAGTTGGTTAGAAATATTGATTTAGAAGGAAAGGATGTAACTAATCTACCTACATTTGGTAAGGCTAATGTTCAGTTTGAAGCAGCAGTTATGTTAACTTCTGATTCATTACAAGATGCCTGTATTACTTGTGATGTGGCTAATACATCTAGGTATATACTAGAATCTACTTCTACTGATTTTAGAATCAGTATCCCTGAAGTTAATACAGAAAAGATTGTAGTATATCCTGAAACATTAACTGTTGAAGGTGAAGAAGCAATAGTAGAATTAACAGGTGAGTTTGCACATTTTTTAGATGGGATAACTACCATCTATCTTAAGGATGACTTTCCTGTATTAATTACATCCCCTAATAGGGTATTAATTAAAGCACCAAGATTTAATCCGAGGTAATATATATGATAATTAGTGAAACAACAGAAGGAATATACACAGCATGGAGAGATGATACAGGTAAAAGGGAATCCTGTATCACTCCCCACTCTGTTTTTAGACCATATTTTTATATTTTAGCAAGTGATTCTAAACCTGAGAATATTATTACTAGAGATAGATGGGGTAATAGTAAAGTATTAACTGTAACTTATGAAGAATTTTCAGCATATAAAAATCTACAAAACTTACCTTTAACTAGAGTTTACTGTAAAAACCCTCAAGAGATGAGAAAGGTAAAAGATGAGTTCACTACTACCTTTGAAGCAGACGTAAGATATACACATAGATATGCTGTTGATGTATTTAGCAAGGGTAATACCGAAGCGATACGTTCTTTTGGCGAAAAAGGATTTCCTGAATATGATTTAAGAAAGTGTTATTGGGATATGGAATGGATGCAAGGTGGAGAATATGATGGAGATATAACTTGTATAGTTATGTACGATAATTTTGAAAAGAAGTTTTATAGATATAGTTGGTTTCCTACAAAAAGAATCTTAAGTGAAAATACTGTAAGAGAAGATACAGAAGAGTTTATCTTTGATAATGAGAAAGCAATGATACTTTATTTCCTAACAGTAATAAATAAACAAGACCCTGATATGTTAATATCTTGGTTTGGAAACAGATTCGATTTACCTAAATTATTAGAAAGATGTGCTGCACTTAATCTAGATGCTAGGTTATTATCACCTGTTTGGGAAGTTGATGGATTCAAGAATAATAAGAATAGTTATTCTTTTAACAGAGATTTTTTTGGTCCTATTGAACAACCTATTAAAGGAAGAATAACTCTAAGTTTAGATGTAGCATTTGAAAGGCAATGGAATGATGCTCAACGAGGTACTCTTCCTTCACTATCGTTAGATTATGTATCAAACCTAGTTCTAGGTTCTAAGAAATTAGTTAGTGAAAAGTTTCCTGATAAGCAGGAGTTTTTCAGAAGAGGTTGGTTAGAAGATTCTGATACATATTTACAGTATGCCTTAATAGATGTAGAACTAATTAAAGAGTTAGATGAAACAAACTATTTATCAGAAGCGGTATTATCATTACAGCGTTTAATCAAAGCCCCGTTTAATGCGTGTTTTTATGCAAGCAATATGGGAGGAATATATTTCATGCGTAATGCTTGGTGGAAAGCGCCATCATCAACTGATGGTGTTAAGATTAACTACGAAGGAGCAATGATATATGACCCATTAAAAGAAAATACTAATGGCCTACATCAAGGAGTAGCAGCATTTGATTATGCACAACTATACCCATCAATGATGATAGCACGTAATATATCTTGGGAAACTAAATCAGATGTTCCAACAGAATTTGCTGTAAACATTTCTACCCCTAGAGATTTCTCACCTGTTAAAACTGAAACAATGTTGTATTATAAGACTGATGAATTAGGAATATTACCTAAGTCAGTTTTAGAATTAAAAGCATTGAGAGATGAGTATAAAAAGAAAATGAAAGAAGCGACTACTAAAGATGATAAGATTAAATGGAATAACAATCAGTTAGCAGTAAAGCGTTTGATGGCGAGTTTTTATGGTATCATCGGGTATCAGGGTTTTGGTTGGTCTGATGTAGATATAGCCGCTAGTATCACCGCCAGTGCAAGAGAAGCAATTAGATTTGCTGCATTAAAAGTGGAGGGATTAGAATAGGCAAAATAATATTTATTAATAAAATATTTAAATGTAAATTGTGTAAGTTTCATAAAACGAATAATGCATTTACATTAGA